GGAGTTATACTAGTTTAGGTTTGTCCGGACACTCCGCTAACTACGGGCACTTAGCGGGAAAATCAACAAACCTAAACTAGTATAACTCCACTTCTAACACACTCTCTTGCCAAGTACGAGTTTCTTTATGTTTTGGCCTATGATACTCCACATCAAGATGATTTAAACACAAAACTTCATAATAAGAAGGAAACCTTTCAGGAATGCCTTGCATTCCAATTTTGAGTAAATATTTCTGATCCTCCTTCATTAGCTCTGGTATCATTCGATCTATCATAACTTTACCATGAACACTACAGGAAAAATTATATTCCAAATTATATTTAAATTCTATCATGGCAAAAGCCAAAGGTTCTATTCCTAACGTATCATAGGCAAGACCAATCAACCTACTTAAATTTCTAAAAACCTGACAACCCCTGTCTTTAGGAACACTCATTCTCCATTTATATTGTGCAATTGGTCTCCAAGGAACTATCGGAGAGATTTCTGGAAACATCTTATCGAGACAAAAATTCGTGGACAACACAAATTGTCTTTTTAAATATGCAGGGCCTTGATAAATGGTTCTCACAACAGTAGAATTGGCAACAACAAAATATGATATCAAACTACTATATGTGGCTTTGCGTTTCATATCTACACCATAAAATTTCCATATAAATTCTGCAAAGCCTTCAATACTAATAATATCAAGATTTCGAGGACAGGACGCTATAAAATCATCTCCAAAGAAGAGTGCAACAATCTTTCTTGCTATCATCAGCATCCATATTAATTTTCTCGTATCTATATCAACAGTTGCCATAGTATGAAAAATATAAGCTAACCAATAAAAATTCATCATTATCCACGAGTTGCCATGAGATGTTTCTAAACTACCGGAAGGCATAAAACCCAAAATCAACATGAAATCTTCCAACCATCTTACAGTTTTCCCCGCCAACATTTCAGCAAGTCCCTCAAGAATACATTGAAACAACAAATAAAATGGATCTTTATCATCCCGCTGTACCCACTGCATTGCAAACATTTGATAATATACTAATTGCATGGCTCCGATTGAAGTATCCAAACCTTTAATATCTCCCTCGAAGAATTTTTGTGTCCCCTCCTTTTTCAACTTATATGATCTATATGTAGGATCTAATGGCCGATATTGTTCCTCGTATTCATCACCTAGTTCACCCCAAAGTGCATCATATTTCATTTTCGCTCCACCTTTAATCCATGATGTTCCTATCTCATTGTGAACGGAAAAATTCCTAGAACCAGGATAAATCAAATTTGCATCCTCATAATAAGTCCTCTCAATTTTTCTCATACCAAGAGGTCGTCCCCAAAATGAATCCTTATGTAATGCAAAAATTCTGCCTTTATTATCATAATCTGCTACAGCTTCAGGCTCAAGTGTTCCATCATCAATACAAGACCTATTTTCCTCTTTATATGACAAAGATGTGATAAAATGTTTAAAAGCTTTTATTACAGGCACAACACCATCTTTAATCATTTCAGCAGCAGCAACCATAAAATTTCTGAACTCTCTAATAATAGACATCATAGCTTGATTTTTAGTTGGATGTTTAGTAAATTCAAAAATATTAAAACCAGTGTCTATCTTCGGGAGGTCAGGCCAAGCATCAAAACCATTCTTTTTATTACCAAAAGGTATAAGGTTTATATCATTAGGTTCAAAATACCATTTAACTTTCTTCTTAGAGCGAACACAATAATTATAATAATAATTAAATGCATGATGAACACAATCAAAGTTAAAACCTGGTTTAAAAGAGGGAAAAGATTTTGGAAATTTTTGCAATCTCGAACTCATAACCCTTTGTACATGATATACCACATTAGTCACATAAGGATGATCTTTAGTGCCTCCATAAGATAAATTATAAGCAGATAATATCCTACAACAAAGCATTTTTAAAGAAGGAATAACCACATCAACATTGAATATACCTGTGGCTAAATGATTATTTAAACACAATGTTTCTTTTGTTATATCAACCACAAATTCTCCAAGATACTTCTTATCCCACAAAAATGTGGATTCAGCTATATACGGATTAACGAATTCAAAAGGCCTATCAGGAGGATTCCATTGACGAGGCATATCTGGAATAACCATAGGATACATATTACAAGATGTCATGTATATTTCACGTTCTACCGGATCCACAAAACGATATTGCCCTTTCAACCCTAATCGTTTTTGACCTTTAACCATAGATATTTCATAGATCCTACCAATGCGTGTAAGTGATGCCAACTGCAGTGTTTCATATGTTTGATGTGGTCTTTTCAAAACTCGTTGTACATCACCACCGTGTAACGTCAAATCATAAGTCATCATTTGATCATCAATTTGAGGAGTAATATGTCGAATTAAATATTTAATGACAGGACTCCCCATCATCTTAGCCCACTTTCTAAGAGCCGTTTTATCTCCACAAAGCCGGGTCACTATAGATCTATGATCCAGGGCTTCTTCTTGCGTCTGTTCGGA